GCCTCGCTTCCAAACCCCTACCATAGCTGTAGGATCATTAGTGTATCCGTAATCTAATCCATAACTTACAAACTCTGCATCAGATGGTACATTGTCTGTCTCATAGTATTTAAAGATAGTTGCTTTACTATACCCTCTCTCTCCTAGTCCGTATATTCTCCAGTAGTGTTCATCTGTTTCTTTTAGCCTCTCTATCTCATCAATGATACTAGCATCTAGAAACTTATTATCCTTGTAAGTAGTTATAAAGAAGTCTACATCCTCCCTTGTTATTACATCGTCATATATCCAGTGATAGAAGTCTGAGGGGTTAAAGTCAATTACTATCTTCTCAGTTGTTCTAAATACAAGCTGCTGCCAGTCCTCTTTAGTACAAGAGTTAGCCTCGTTTAAAAATAGAAAGTCTCTCTTACGACCTCTTACTTTCTGTGGCTGGTCTAAAGATATAAACTCTATTAGGTTTCCATCTAGCTTATATTCGCTATTACTTTTATTGTGGTTTGCTTCATTGTATTTATTATGAATCTTAAGTATATCTATGAAGTCCCTCATTACAGTTGATCTCAAAGCTGGGAAGGTCTTTCTGCATATAGTGATAGTCTTACCAGTATTTACTTGGCAATAGTGGAATATAATAAAGAGCAAAATGTTATAAGTCTTTCCAGACCTAGTCCCCCCTTGCTCTACTACTATTTTTTTCTGACTATCTAAAAGATGCTCAAATACTACATTAACATTTACATCCACTATCTATGAATCTTTATGTTTATCTCTTTGTCTGTTGTATCGTGTTTAATCTCTCTCTTTGTTCCGTTTAGTCTGTGTGCTTCCTCATCATCTGCTATTAGTTTCATCAGTCCTATTTGCAGCGTAGGATTATCTGACTCGTACCACTTAGCTCTCATATCAACTTTCATATTAACTCTATTAGTTTCTAAAGCCCTTTTTATGTCGTTACATTCTTGCAGTTTATGATCATAGAAAGCTCTTTTACTGAAGGCGGTGTAGCCAAATATATCTCCTATAAAGATAAGTTTTTTTTCTTTGATTGCTTTTAGGCAGTCTCTTCTTAAGTCCTCTGTTTTATAAGCCATAGTTATCCTTTACTAATATAACGAGTTATTTAATTTATTTGTAACGCTTCTACTGCATCTTGTATAGCATCTCTTACCTTTAGTATGTCTTTGTCTATATCTCGCTTCTCTCCTCTTGGTTTCTTTCCTATGAATATCTGTTCAGACTCCATCTCTAATAGTATGTATTGGTATACTTTATTAAAGCTATACTCGTACTTCTCAATAGTATCAAAGTTTCTCATATAGTGTACCATAGTGCAGTGTGATCTACCTAAGTATTTGCCTATTACGTTAAAGGTCATTTTATACTCGTCTCTCATTATCTTACAGAATACCATCCTAGCGTATACATAGTCTCTTTCTCTAGTGTTTTCTTTTACATCTAGTCCTATATAAAATAGTATTCTATCTCTAATATAATTTAGATCTATTTCTCTTCTCTTTTGTCTCTCTTCCTTTAGTTGTTCTTTTGTCATAGTGTACCAGTAATTGTAAAATCATTAACATCAAATCCTTCTGTTTTGTACTCCTCATATGTTTCTAAGGCTCTTTGTACTTGCTCCTCTCCTACTTCATAAAACTCTTTGCTTACATCCCATACAGCTATGTCTAGATTCTTCTTGTCTATACATAGGAATTTAAAGTCCTTATAGCTACACTTAAAAAGCTCACAATAAATATACACTTGTAAAAAGTAACGAAACTTATAGGCTGATCTATTAAAGTTCTTTACGTCTATAGTTGTTTTTAAATCTACTATACCTCCAGAGTTTTTTAGGATGTCTGCTTTTGCTCTGAACGGATAACCAAAAAGTGTATCTACTGCTGGTATTTCTGTTCTGCTATCTCTCATCAGCTCCATAGCTCTAGAGTTTTTACTCATTGCATCTACTAGCCTCTCACAGTCATTTCTTTCTTTAGCTGTAAACACATCTGGATACTCTGCTTTAGCCTCTTTAAACTTTTTAGTATTCTTACTCTGCACATCCACAAATACAATATCCTCTAGCTTCTCTGGCTCTAGGAGGTAGGTATGGAATAACCACCCATCTCTAAGGGCTTGAGAGCTTGACTCGTTTCCGTAGGTCATAGCGTAGTGATAACTCTTAGGGCTATCTAGTAGTAGCTTTAAATTACTAGATGAGAAGGCTGCTTTACCTAAGTAGCCATAGTAAAACTCATCTGAATAAGCATTGTCTATTAATTCACTTTGTTCGTGGATAGTATTATCCAGTAGTTTTATCTTCATATTTTTTTTAATAGTTTTCTAAATCTTTATCTTTAAAAAATTCCTCATAATAATCCTCTGCTTCAATAATTAAATTTTTCAAAACCTTTAAATTATGAATGTCTAAACATATATATTGTAAATCACTAGTATCTATTTCAACACTCATATCGAAGTGGAATGTACAATTTAAAATATCCATTTCAGCATCTAAAATATTAGCACTTACGTTCCCCATTTCCGAAACAATTAATTTGTTTTGGTTAGGGCATAATAATTCCTCAAAGGTTTTATTCTTTTTCATCTTTGTTTTCTAATTGTTCTACCCTTACTTTAAAAGCTTCTACCTTAAGATACATCTCAGTAACGAGCCTCTCTAGTCTAGCTATTCTTTGTACTTGATTTAGTTTATTCTTCTTCATTCCTATATAATAGCATTGTCTAGTTGCTGAATAAGATGTCTTATCTCACTTCTCTCAAACTTACCACTGATCTCAGCATTATAAGTCTTAAAGGATAGATGATACATATCTTTCTCTGTATCCCCTCTTTTTTCTTTCTTTCCTAAATAGTCAATCTTTAAATCGAATTTCATTTCTCTAAACGTTTAAGCTCTACTACTATAAAAAATAGTCCTAAAGCAATTAATAATCCTACTATAATCATAGCTAATAATTTACTTCCATAAATTCAGCGTGTTCTTTGCAGTCAGAGCATATGTCTATATCCATCCATCTATCTGCTCCACAGCATTCAGACACCCAGTGAAACTCCTCATTAGGTAAAGCCTTTGCTCTTATCCAATCTCTAATAGGTTTTGGTAATCTAAATTTCATAACGTAGTTTTACAGATTGCCACCAATTCATATGCTGATACTCTTTCTCGGTAAAGACATAAACTCTACCCTTACTGTTAGTAATACAGTGTAATCCAGTACTTAATACTTTGTGCTTCATTGTTCTATGTGTTGTTTAATTAATAATTCTTTTATCTCTTCTAATTGATTTGCATCTAGTAAGTTGTAGATGTCTTGAGTACCTACGAATATTGAGAATAAATCTACATCTGGAGCTGAACCTACATAATCATTAGTCTGCTTCTCTCCATCATAAAAATTATACTCTACCCATAGGGTTACATCATTTAGCTTTACTTCTGTCATCATTCAATCTTAAGTTAAAGTTATCGTCTCTTAGTTTCTTTAGCTGTTTCTCTAGAACCATATTGTTCATCTCTATATTGTTAGTATAGATATACATCTCATAAAGACATTGAGCTAAAGAATCTAGTGTTTTATTGTCTGGCTTAGCCTCTTTCCACTTAACAAACTGATTAGCTACTGCCTCAAAGTTTGCTTCAAATAGTTGTTTCTCTAGTATATTCATAATAAAAAAAAGGGCATAACCCTTTTAAGATTAATACCCTATATAAACTTCATCTGCTTTTAAAATATATTTCAATAACATCAAAGCTCTTTTGTCATTTTCACACATTTCAAATACCCAATCACAAACTCTTGTCTCCGAATAACCAAGTTCAAGTTTTACATTTGCAATTTCGATAATATCATTATTACCTAATTTTTTCATTTTGTTATCTTGTTTTAAAATTAATATAGTGCAATATATAAAATTGTTTATAACTTTCCAAATTAATTAACAATTATTTCTTTTTGAAGTACTCATCCCATACTCTAGGCTCATCCTCTTCATACCTGTTTATCACTGAAGCTTGAGACTCTTTTAGCATATATACTTCTTTTTTTACTTTGCTTTTATCCCACATAGTAGTTTTAGGACAGTTAGACTCCTCCATAGTAGGCATCTCTATTTTATTCAGCCAGTACAAGTAATTCCCTTTAGGATCATTAACAAAGTATATTTTAACTACATCCTCCTCTAAGCCCATTAGCCTATCGTATTTGGCTTTTTCTATCAATTTGGTATCGTAGTACTTATTTCTACATTTAATCTCTACAACAGCCTTAAAACCCTTTGGAGTGTATCCACGAGCATCATAGAAAGTATTCTCATTGCCACACCATTCTAGATTCCATCCATCTAAATTTAGTAAGCTTATTAAGGATCTCTCGTATTTTTCTATATTCATTCAGTTGGTTTTTCTATACTTTCAAAGTGCTGGTTTAGTTCATTAATCCATCTTTGGTATGTTTTAAAATTGCAAGAGGTGCAAGATGGTTTCTGATACTTTTTTCTAAATACTTCTGAATAGTATCTAGCTATCATCTCAAACTCTTTAGCAGTAACTTTGTTAGTTTCTTTCTCTCTAAAGTTATTCCAGTTAGTGTATTGTTCTAAGTTCATTTTCTATTAAAATAATTATCTAGTTTATCTCTTCTATCTTCACAGCCACAGTCCTCTCCCCATATCTTTTTTACTATCCACTGTACACCAATAGCCTTAAATATCTTCTCTAATAAAGTCCCTACTTTCATTTACTATTATTTAATATTTCTAAGCATAACTCTTCTGGTATCTTGCTTCTTTCGTGATTGTTTTTTAAACCTTGAGTCCCAGTCTGACTACCTCTAGGAGCTGACTCGTGATGGCATTTATCATTACCATTCTTACATTCTGGTCTAGGACTCCACCCATTTGGATTAAGTAGCGACCTAAGATTATTAGTCCAAATATCAGTAGGCTTTGCCCTATTATCTCCATACCTACAATACCATACAGTAGTACGAGGTATCCCTCTCATAAAAATTTGCTTTCTTAACATTCCTCTAGGATTTTCTATATACCAATACTTAGGTTTTAATTCTTTAATTATCTCTAGAGTCTTTAACATAATAGCATCACTCTTGATAGCAAAATCTGATAAAGGTTTATTTTTTGGTCTATGAAATCTAATACCAGCAATACTATAAGAAGTGCAAGGAGGAGAAGCCCATATAATATCTGGTTTGAAAGGTAATTTGCTTACATCAAAATCTAGTATATCTACTACATAGTCTATACCTCCAAAGTCTGTTATATCACTACTAAAAACTTCGTAACCTAAACTTTCAGCAGCTTTACCTACGCTTCTGCTACCAGCAAATAATTCTAATACTTTCATTGTTCTTTTATTTGTTTTTTAATATGTCTCACTGTGTTGTACAAAGAATAGTAGCTTATACCAGTTTCTCTGCTGAGCTGTGTTATCTTCTTACCATTCTCAAAAACCTCTTCATATATGGTTTTATAGTATATCTTTTTTAGTACCTCGCTATCGTAGTCTAACTCTTCTGCATTATGATCTATGTAGTTTGACTCTAGCCAATTACTAATAGCTTTTATTTTCTCATCATAATTAGGCTCTGTATACTCTTCTACCTCTGCTTCTGGCAAATACTCTAATTCTAGAAACTCTACTTGTTTTTCTTTCCTCTTTAAGTCAAAGACCATATTCCTAAGCACTACATAGCACCCATAGAAATTAGGGCTATTCTCATCATAAAAGTAATCTTTGTGCTGCATTTTTATGTAAAACTCTTGTACGATATCTTTTGCAGTATCTAAATTGCAACCTAAATCTAAGACATAACCTATCCAGAGTCTTTGGTATTTGAAGAGTTTACTCAACATCTCTAGTATAGGATAAAGAAATTAGTACTATACCTAGCATCAACTGATATATAATCTGCTTACCCTCTTCTTTGTAGGTTTCATCATACAGCATTAAAAAGCCAAACCCAGTAACAATATGGAATTGAATCACTGGGCTGTACTTATCAGTATAAGCTATTAAAAATATTAGTAATAATACTAGGCTGGAAAGTATATAAAATAGCATAACTTTAATTTTTTCTTAAAGCTACGAATTTTTTTTAAACTTTTTTTAAGAATTGCTTTGCTTTGACATCCTCACTTATCATTCTAACTATAGGCTGACCATTAATCTCAAACCCTACATTATTCTTCATAGACCTCAACTGTATAGGCTCATCCATTGAAGTAGGTCTACCTCCAGTCTCTACCTCTTTTACTTTCCTAACGTGAATATGAGTAATCATAAAGTCACTAGGATGCTGTATGTATCTATGTACAACCCAAAAGTCATCAGCTCTGTTTACAAACTTACCACCACCCTCAACATCACTAGCCATTGGAGGTATAGGGTATCCAGCATACAAATGATCAATCCTATGCAGCATTCTTATAGCTCCAGTATTAGCGTGAACATTAAGCCATATAGATATGTTATTGTTTTTGCAGAATAATCTAAACTCAGTGGTAGCTTGATAGTCATACTCGTGACCTCCTAAGCTCTTCATTAGTTTTTCATCCTTTGCTAGTGAGTTATAGGGATCTATCATAAAGCCATCATAGTCCCAAGCGTTTTTGTACTGTAATCCTAATTGTAGTAAATCTCTATAAGTGTATAGCTTCTCTGGATCTATTATCTTAAAGTAATCCTCTATGAAGTCTGTGCATTTTATAAACTGTTCCTCCTCTATTAAATGTATTGGTTTCTTTGCTAGGTACTCTACTAGCTTTCTTATTATACTGTGCGGCTGGTTTTCGCTTGAGAATACTAGCCACCTCTTGTTATGTTTAAGAGTATAGCATAGCATTAAAAATAATACTGCTGAGGTCTTACCTACATTAGCTTGACCTAGTATTACATTAAAACCATTAGGCTTAAATCTTAAGTACTCATCTATATCTGGGATATCTAATCTTAACCCCTCTTTGATGCTACCATTTCTAATTTGCCTTAGCTTCTCTAATTGTTCTTTATAGTTTATCGTCATAGTTCAAAAAAAAAGGCTACCCAATTAAGAGTAGCCAAATTAACAAAATTAAATTAAAAAGGCAAATCTGCACTTTCTCTATCTGGCATATGCTCCTTAGCACTTACTGGCTCTTTCTTTGGAGATTCATACACCCTAGCATAAAACTTGTTAGGATCTTTAGATGCTCTTAGCACATCAAACTGTAAGTATCCTTTATTAGCTTCTGCTTTGTCTTTGTTTTTCTCAATCCACTCTACCATCTCTTTAGCATTAAAAGAAACATTAGTTACTATAAAATCTAGCTTAGAGCTTCTAGGAAATAGGAAGTTTAAAAATTCTATATCTTTCATAATTATTTAGTTATCCAGTTAAACATTATCTCTGCATCTTCTATAACAGACTGCACATCACTTGTACCTCTAGATGCGTGAAGCTCTGAGGATGCTTTAATACAAGTTTGCTTAATAATTGAAGTCTGTATACTGTCCTTACTACTAGCGTTTCCACTAGAGTTATTGCTGTAGCTTTTATTAGAGTAGTCATCTCTAACTAGCTTAGCATTCTTCATCTGCTGATTTGAAATCGTGTATTTAATCTCATCCCCAATAGATGCTTTAAAATCTCCCTTTGCAAAGAAAGTGTAAGCTTCCCCATCTGCAAAAGTTACTAGGTACTTGTTCATACCATTCCACTGACCATTAGTATCAATGTACTTAATCCTACCGTTTTTCATAAATTAAAATATTAAAGGTTATTATATAGGTTTCTTTCTTGTTCTACTTCTAGCTTAGCTTCTAGTATTCTGACTCTTCTTTCTAGAGCTTCTACCCTAGCATTTAAAAAGTCTATTGTCTCTGGAGTAGATACTCTCTTTATATCTTCACTATGAGTCATCACTAAAAAAAGTATAAGGACTAGTTGGACTAGATAGTAAAAACTGTAAGTCTATAATCACATAGTACTTTAACTGTGATACATACTGCTCATTTTCTAGAGCTATAAGAGTTTTAGATACTAACTCTGTATAGTCATCTGATTTTTGGTTTAGCCTTTTAAGGTACTCTGGCTTGAGTCTGTGTAGTAAATTCATATAGTTATCATTAAAATTCCTACCAAAGCTACATAAAAATATTTAATTAACAAAATAGTAAACAAAAAAAGAGCATCCATAAGGACACTCTTCTCTGAACAATGATAACAAACTTAAAAATTAAGTTGAGACAAATTTACGCTATAATAACCTTTCTACCAAATCTTGATAGTATTTTATTTTTGCCTCTAACTCTGCGTTATCAATCTTTAAAGTCTGTCTACTTTTTTGCAGCATAGCATCAGCAGTACCATCTCCATACTTAGCATTCAATCCTACAGAAAATTTATACTGCTCCCCATAGCGAAAAACATTACAACCAGCACACTGTACTTGACAATTAGTTTCATCCCATCTAGTACTAAGATGCTTCCTAGACATAAAGTGACCATTCTGTAGCTTCTTCCAGTGATCTACTTTACCACAAGTAAAACACTCACTGTTATGATTCTTAGACTCTCTTAGTCTAATATACTGTGAGAATATCTTATCTAGCTTATCTATAAGTCTTTTTCTAGTACTCTTCTTAGCCATAAAACAAAAGTAAATCTAAAGTTTCTAAAAATAAATTTGGATATTAAAAAGTATTTTCTATATTCTATACTATATAGTACTATATAGATACTACTCTATAGTAGATACTATATAGCTACTTCTATATAGTAAATTCTATATATATAATACTATATAGTAGATACCATATAGTAACTATCTCTTCCAGTGTTTTGTAATTTTTTCTGCGGATCTCATTCCAAAGTATCCACCATAGACTAATAGTAGTAAGCTAGATAGTAAGTCTATCCATCCAGAGTCTATTTTAAAGCCCTCTAAAGAGCTATCTAGTATTATGTATAGGAATAGGCTAAGGGTTAGGAATGCGAGGCTTAGAGGTCTTATATTTTTACTTAACCAGCTATCAGAGTTCATATCAGCTACCCACCTTTTAGTGGTCTCTTGCATCTCTAACATATCATACCTAAGCTCCTCTAGTAGAAGTTGTTTATCAGTTTCAGATAGTTTAGAGTCTCCCTCTATTTTAGCAGCTAGATCCTTTAATTGTTCTATACCAGTAACACTACCAACAACCGATAATAGCTCTGGAGCTACATCTTTGCCTTGCTTCACGAGCCACCTTAAAGCATCTCCTACTCTTGTAGTGCCATTCTTTTTCTTGTAATCACCCATTCCATCTCGCTTTAGTCTTTCTTATGTCTATATGTACAAAC